ACAGCCTTGCGGTGAGCTACGTTTTCAGCCTTGATCCGCGCTTCTTCAGCGGTTCTGCGCTGCTCGTCTACAATTCGTTGCCGCTCAGCTGCGGCAGCGGCTTCTTCACGTTGACGAGCCTGCTCAGCGGCATAAGCCTCCCGCTGTTTGGCTTCTTCGGCTTCACGCTCTGCCTGCTCAATCCTGGCCTGTGCTTCTGCTTCAGCCTTTTGCTTCGCCTCTGCTGCGGCGCGTTCAGCAGCTTCTTTGATTTCGCGTTGGCGCTGTGCCTCTGCCTCAGTACGTGCGCGTTCTTCGTCTCGCTTGCGCTGTTCTTCCCGAAGGCGTTCAAGCTCAAGGCGCTCTGATTCGGCTTTTTCTTCTGCTATGCGGCGATTAACAGAATCAGCGTGGCAAGCAGTAAGAACTTCAATAGCCGTTGATTGCGCGGCAATCGCATCACCAAGCAGTCGGCCAAATCCTTCTTTGCTAATGTCCATGCACTCAACTTCTTCGATGCGTTCTGCAATCGCTTCTGGACTCATATCAACAGCCCATGCGCGTGAGTTGTTTAGCTCAAAAATTACCTGTTTCCGCTCCTCAAGGATTAGCTTCCTTTTTGTATCAACTTCCTGATAAGCGTCTTTGTGTGGTCCCTCAACCTCTTCGATAGCCTCTTTAATTTCCTTTGCTTGAGAATCAATCAGGCGTCCATAGTTTAGGTATGGTTCTTTCTTCTCCTTGCGAACAGCCTCAAGATTGGCCCTAATGCTTCGGCAAGTAAGTGCCGCATTCTTTGAAAATTCGTAACCGTCTTTAGTTGAGCAATCAGGTACTACTGTGCCAAACTCATCGCGTAGTTTTGCCAGTTCGGCCTTGATTTCGCTGTACTCTACAACGATGCCAGCGTCTAAGTTTTTTTTGATCTCTTCAACGATGTTAAGCATGACTTACCTCTTTGCAGTTAATTCTTCGCGGCGTGCGTTTGCGGCAGACTCCATTTTCTTGATGTATGGGTCTGGATTGATATTCAGAGCTCGGCATTCACGGTTAACCTCGCCCATATGCCCGGTAAATTGAGCTTTTATTGATTGAGGCAGTGTGTTGTATTTGTAAGCTTCACAATATCCACTAACCTTGTCTTTCAGCGCTTCAATACGACCAGCTTTTTCACTTTCAAACTTGATGGCATCTTCTTCTGCCTTCATAGCCAAATAGTGCTGATCATCAAGCAAGCCAAGATAAATCTCAGCACCAAAACCAAGCATTGAAAGCGACTTTTTGATGGCGTCTGCAAGTGACTTTTTGTAATACTCTTCATCGAACTTTGGGCCATACTTTGTGCGCATAACCTTTGGGGTGTGACCAGCCTGAACAGGCATTTCGTAGCGCTCACCATCTAGCACATACCAGCAGCGGATTATCAGTGTATGCAGAACGGATCGTATTTCTCGTTGATCAATCTTCTGTCCGTCTTTACCTATAATTGTCTCAGCTTGAATAATGACGTCTCCATCATCATTTTTTTCTTCTACAACCTCATATCCCCAACCCTTACCTATGGGACCAAACTGCCTGGTTGCCATCAAAAGCGCGGCCTGTAGCGAATAGGTGGTTATTTCCTGTCCGTTAAGCTTTGCACGTTTTGTGTACTCTTGGGGAATAGATGAGTTTGCATCCCATATCGCCATGTTGCTCATTGATACAGCTCCTTTAATTACACTGTCTGAATACAGAATCAGGCTCTGGCAAAGGTTCCGGCGCAACTTCAGTGCACTTGATTGCGCGCTTGAAGTCGGTGCGGACGTAACCCTCAGACTCCAGGTTGGCTATGGCCATCAACTCGGCTTTTACTCGAGTATCAGCTTCAACCATATAGCAGATAGAGACCAGGCCACGAGCCTTTCTGGCGGCGGCCATTGGTTCAAATGTCAGTTTGAATTGCATGAATTTAACTCCTTAGAATCGGTTGATTCTGGTGAAACATTCGACTCTTGAGCTAAGCGGTCAGCTATTTGCTTTGTGTGCCTGTAAGACTTGCCAAGTCGCTTAGATATCTGAGAAACACTTAACCCATTGCCAAGCATCATCTTCACTTGGTTTTCAAAAATTTGAGACGCAAGTAACTCTCTCCGATTCATCAAAAACCTCCTTCACGTTCTGCGCGCACCAGGTCGGATGCTATCAGACTTGCAACACGGTCAATCTCGACCTGGACCAATGCTTTGAACTCGCGCGCATCATCAATCGTGAAAACCTTGGCCAGGGCCTCAAGCGCTTTGGGCTCAGGCAGCACTGTTTCCAGTACTGTCTCAATGTCGTGACCTTCAACTTCACCGCCGTTCGCAATGGTCCGCGCTATCCACTCGGCCTTTGCGTCAATAGCCTCTTGTTCCAGAGAATCGTTTGCAGAGGCGCTGGCCAGCATGTCAGTCAGATAATCACTGGCGGCATTTGCATCGACTAACATGTCGCTACCTCCTGAAATTGAATTTCCGGCCTATCAGCGCTCATCATCCGTCGCTGCATGTACGCTTGGCGCCGGTCAACTCGTGTAAGTTCGAAACCAGCTTCAATCCGCTGCTGGCGCATGACCTTGACATGACCGAGATAGTTAATCCGCAGCGTTGCGATCCGCTCGCCTTTGTGAGCGATGGATCCAGTGAAGTCGCAGAACGTGCGCTGGAATGCGCGGCTTGGGTTGCCGATGAGATAATGAGTCTCCAATGAGCTCATGCAGTTTTTCACTGCTGCGTAATCCATCAGCGCGCCAGGTGGGCAGCTGAGGATCGCTATTTTCAGCGCGTGCAGCAGGCGTTTTTCGGGTACTGTAAATCGAGCGTCCATTGTGCTCTCCTGTGTTGTCTGATGGGTTTGAAAAGAGAAGGGCGCTGCTCTGTCGCCACTGGCGCAGCTACCAGTGCTATGCGGAGTCTTGGCTTGCACATTCACCGTGGTCAGAAGTCCTCACCGCTTGGTGGAACAGCTCGGTACTTCTGCGGCCTGCATGTGCCATACAGTGTGGGAGTTGCAGACCTTCCAGCCTGCGTGGAGATTGAACCTGCTTTCACAGTTTGGGCTCTAGGCGGGATCGGCATTCACGGCGCCGCCTCGTTGCTCCGCTAATGCCAGACCGTTAACCGCGTCACCCGGTAATGCGATGGCAGGTACTGAACTCCTGCTTGTTGAGTTCACACTCAATCTCATGTTTCGGCTATGCCGATTTTACGCTTTCGCAACGTAGCACATCAGCCTGTGCATTCATCGCATTGGTGAAGGTGATTGTGAGGGAATCGAACGCGCTCAGCGCCCACCGAATGGCGTCAACCATCAATCACCTTCCCAATGCGCCCTGTTGCCAGGGAGCATCAGAATTAACTATCAAACCCATAGGCATCATGCTCGTATTTCCCCATAGCCAAGATATCAGCACCTTGCTCGTTAGCTGCCTCTATCGCCCACATTTCGGCATATTCCTTGGCTGTCCTACAGTTATAACCAGTGCCGTCATAACGTGGGTAAAACTGAAGATGTTGCTCATTACATTGAGCAGTGGTTTCTTCCAGATCTTTTTCGCTGATGGATGCGCCGTGTTGCGCAAAGATGTTCTTAACCTGCAATGTTGAAATGGACATTTTTTTCTCCTTAGTAGCTTTATCGCTGACTCTCGCAAGAGCCAGCTGTAAAACCTGTTCCTACCTCACCGCCGGAACTGGGCGGGGCCAATAGCAAAGCGGGTCATTCACACGGTTAAGGCATCCACCACATATCAGCCGATTGGTTTTTCCAGTCGTTGTTTCCCGCCAAGAGAATCTGATACCCGGTCGCCGCTTGAAGCTATGGGGTCTATTTACGCAGATTTCTGTCCTCCGCTGCGTGTTCCTCGGAGTGACCTAGCGGCCTGTGGCCGGTTAGTCGTTCATGGGACTGATTGTTAAAGAGCGTGGCGTGCTGCCGATGTGGTAAATATTAGATAACTAACATTTCACTGTCAACAGAAAAGATTAGAAAACTTACATTTATTTTAGGCGGGCACAAAAAAGCCCGCGAACTTGCGGGCCTGTATCGGGGCTAAGTGGTGGGGCTCAGGCAAAAGAAAACCCGCCTGAGCGGGTTGGGTGGGAGTGGGGGTGGTTACTTAGGCAATGCATGTAAAATAGGTGATAGGTATTGTTGCACAACCCACCACCCTGCACTAAACACAGCAATAATGCCGACAAGTGCGTAGGCTGCTGCCATGCCTTTGGTAAACATGTTTTTCTCAATATAGTCGAGACGAGTTTCTATCTTACCAACAGAGACTTTTATGTCGGTTACGTTTTCCTCAAGCCTGGCTACTCTTGATTCCATATTGCCTCCGTCATCTCCAGAACCTGTACTAATCATAGTATCAGATATCTTAGACATGGCGCTAGGCTTGCTTCCACAGTGAACAATACGCAGTTTGTGGCTATGATTACCGGTTGAAAGCTCAGCCGTCATTTTCTATAGCCTTCAGCAATAGGTTTGCCAGATCTGCGGCCTGCTTTCGACTCATGGTAAAGCTGGCCAAAACTGAACGCACTACTTCAAATGTGCTTTCACTAGTCTGATCTTCTATATTTTTAGGCCAAACCTGATCTACAGAAAATGATATTCCTATTTCATTTCCAGTGGCTGTATCAATGGTTGAAATGACGGTAGTGTCTATGTAACCAGAGACAAAGTTGTCAGCCTTGAAAGTTTTATCTGCCATAACAAGTCCTTGTTTACTTAAAAAATCTTGATCTTGCATACTCCGTCATCCGCCAGGCTTGGTGGTTAGGTTGTGCGCAATCAAATTGTGCTCTACAATTCGCTGATGAATACCATCTTTTCTTGCGAGGCTGTTTATGAATTTTCTTAAACTTGCATCAGATAGAAACTGCTCCATCATACGACTGTACGCACTTCACGGTTTGATTGACAACAGCCTGCGTTTTGCACAGAAGACAGATGATGGAACCGTCTGGTGTGATGCCAAGGTGCTTTCTGACAATGCCGCTGGCGTTGATGCTTTTACTGATATAATCACTAGACGTTTCAGCCGTGTCAGAAATATCCACGTGAAGCTCAAGAAGCTTCAAGAGGCGATTGATTTCAGCCAAACCGGGACTGCCGTGTGCTTCGGCTTGGATAGCGACAACAATAAATATGCTTTTGTCATCAAACGTGGCCTTGTAGATGTTATCTACGATCTTCGTGATACTGATCATGAGCTAATCCCCGTTGGCAAAATTGTTAAATCTAAAAAACAAAGGCAGAAAATAAAGCTCTGTTAGTTGCGTTCCATATGCCTAATAACATCCATGGCGCTAAAGAAAATCGCGTGCCCGCATTTACTGCATGTGATTTGATAATAAAAATGCTGCAAACCTGGTGTTAAAAACTCAATGGTTTGGTTTTCTCCTTGACTTGCCACTGGCATAGATAAAACGTGGGGCTTTTTACTATCTCGATTAATACTTAATGGAAATATCCCTTTGCCATAAGTATTTTCGCAAACACTGCACTTTATGGTGTCTTTGTGATCATCGAGGTAATCAATAAGTTCACTATTGGTAACAGCAAAAATTTTTTCAATATCAGACTTATCCATAACAACTCCTTGTATATACAGTTTTTTCAATGCCATTCAATACAGCACTGACGACCAGAACACTTGGCCGATAATGCGCACTTGGTCAATTTCCTTGCCTGATATGTCTTCGTCAGGCCACTCGTCTCTATTGAAGCTGCGCAAGCGGATCCCGCCGTTTGGCAGGCGGTAGAGGATCTTTACCCGCAGCATCCCGCCATGGTCTATGGCAAACATCTTGCCGTCTTTAATCGCTGTCTTTTCAGTGTCTATGCCCACTGTTGCCCCATCAGGCAACACCGGCTCCATTGAGTTTCCGGACACAGTGACACAGGCCGCAGTGCTTTCGTTTACCCCACACTTCTTGAGCGTTGATTTGGCAAAGCGCAACTTTGCGCCGCCGTTCTCCTGCACCATAGATGAACCGTGCCCGGCGCTGAGTTGAACTTCTCTGAAAAATGGGAGTGCAACTTCGTCATTGCTTAAGGGGGTCTGGTCATCCCAAAGGTCAAGGCCAGTTAAAGAAATTCCTGAATCTGAGATTTTTGCATCTTGATTTTCGCCTCCAATGATCTCAGAGGGTGATGTTCTTAGAAATTCTGCTAGAGCCGTGAGGTTTAGACCTCTCGGCTGGGTCATGTCTAGTTCCCACTGGGTAACAGCACCAGCTGAAACTCCGACTGCTTGAGCAACTTGTTTTTGGGTCAACTTTAGTTGCTTCCGGATCCGCTTGATGCGGGCTCCAACTGTCTCTTTTTCCATGTTAGCTATCTTACATTTGATTGACATTAGATTCCTGTGTGTCAAAATGTTAGAAAACTAATGTGTATGGGAGTTTTATGAAAACATCTGATGCGATTTCCCACTTCGGGAGCAAGACGAACCTAGCGAATGCATTGGGCGTCACTCACTCAGCCGTATGTCAGTGGGGCGAAGAAGTTCCACCACGAAGAGCCTATCAGCTTGAGAGAATTACAAAGGGAAAACTCAAATACGTTGAAGGCCGAGTTAAATCATAGGTGATTACATGCTTAAACAAACATTAAAGCACCGCAAGACCTCATGTATCGAGCCGGAAGATGCGGCCCACGTGGTTGGCCTGGAGCATGGTGTGCGGGAGCTGGCTGAGAAGATGAACATTCGGCCGGCCGTTCTGGCAAACAAGCTGAACCCGGACAACGAAACCAATTTTCTCTATCTGCGTGATGCCGTTTTTCTTACAGAGCTCACCGACGACAACCGGATCCTTGAAGCCTGGTGCGCGAAGCGTGGCGGGGTGTTCGTTCCGCTGCCTGAGGAAGTGGCCTGCGATGAAGACCTGAGCGATCAACTGCTCGGACTGACGTCTCAGCTAGGAAGCGCCTTGGCCCAGGTTAAAGACGCCCGGGCGGATGGCGTGATCACAACTGACGAGTATGACCGAATTCGCGTTGAACTGAGAAAGACGGTCAATGAAGTGCTGAAGCTTGATGCAGTGGTTGGCACTCAGGTACGCGAGTTTTGCACTAAACCAAGGACTCTAAGGGGTTGATATGAGATATTCCATCTACATCAATCAAGTCAAAGCACTTGAGTGGGGGCTGAATTATCAGCAAGCCGCACTTTTTAACTGTCTCTACGAACTCCAGGCATGGGCAAGGTGTGAAATCTTGGACGGACAGCCATTTTACTGGGCTGCCAAGAACAAAATCATCGAAGAGATCCCCTTGGTTTTCGACAAGCCTGACACGCTGAAACGACACATTATCGCACTTGAAAATGCCGGTCTGATAGAGAAGAGATTGCATAGAAATATGCCGTTTATTCGCATTACTGAGAAAGGCAAGGAATGGAACTCAGCAGGCCAAAATGAAGCCGTGAAAAATATCACGACCCAACAAGAAGAGTCGTGCAAAAAATCACGCCCAAGCCGTGAAAAAAATCACGACCAAGCCGTGAAAAAAATCACGACAATAATAAAACCAGATCAGAATACAAAGATCCTTAAAGAAAAAAGTAAACCAAAAAAATCTGAATTCGATTTCTCATCCTGGCCTGAAAAACCATCCGAGCAGGTGCTGGCCGACTGGATGAAAGTTCGCAAGGAGCAAAGAGCCCCTCTGACCCAGACAGCGATAACCAGAATGGCCGGTGAACTGCAACAGGCCCATGCCGGTGGTATGTCCGTGGATGACTGCATTGGACTTGCTGCCGAGAAGGGGTGGCGAGGGTTCAAGTACCAGTGGGCCCTAAATGCCCTGGGTGACAATCGAAACTTTGGAAACGGTTCTCGTGGCCAAGGATCCGATGGTATCGACTGGGATGACAACAGCTGGGCCGATGGTCTGGTTATCCAGTTCCCGGCAAGCGGGGGTAAACCATGACAGCCAAAAGTTTGCAACAGATTGCCGGTACCGCCATGCAGCATGTAGGCGCTGCAGAGGTTTGTGAGGTTGAGATATCTCAGGACAACCAGGTAGTACAGATCATCAGCGGCACGCTCGAACGGTTGAAGGCCTGTAAGCCTGCCTGGAGAAACAGCTTGAGCAGCAACCGGGAAGTGATTGCATGGAAACGCGAGTGGACTGTGGCCATTGCCAGGGCTGGCGTGGTTAGCCAAGAGCAGCTTGAGCGCGGGATTGTTATGGCCCAGCGCGATACCAAGCCGTTTATGCCCTCAGTAGGCCAGTTCA